TTTTTGATTCATGATATTCAATCTCAATAAGCATGGCACGCAAGACACATAAGCACTACGCAGAAGAATTTGGCGTCTCGGAAACAGTTTTCCGTGGATGGCTAAAGATGGGCGCACCGTATCAGAACGAACCCAAAATGATTACATGGCTAAATGCTCTCAAGCGCAAGTCGCCAGAGGTAAGGGAGTGGCTTAAGGCTCGCGGCGTTAAACCTACACCGAAGAAAGCAGAAGCCGCAAAGCCAAAGCACGCGAAGACTGCCGAGGACTTCCGCGATCACTACCAGAAAAAACTTGAGGAAGCGACGTTTACAAACGATCAGGATCAAGTGAAATTCTGGTCGGATCTATTCTTGAAGCAGGACGAGTCGATCCGTCGGTCCGAGATGCATGCGGCCAAGCTAGGCATCGACAATGGCACCGTGTTGCCACGCGCAGAGGTGGAGCGAATCCTGCGCGCTACGTTCTACGCCGGCAACGCATGCACACAAGGCGTGCTGACTTCAATCTGCGAGCAGCTCGTCGGCTACGATAACCCTGGCGATCTATTCCATGCACTGAAGCCAGCGATCATAGGTGGCCGGCTATTCAGTGGCTTCGATAAAGTGATGAATGCACCAGGCGCTCCAAACGTGCCAGACTGGATCGTCGAGTGCGTCAAGCTTGAGGCGAAACAATACCTCGGCAACTCGGAGAGCCTATGGACCAAGGGGAATAATTAAGATGAAATATATATCAGAGAACATTAAAGCTTTAGCACTCATCACACTATGCGGATGCATTGGATACTTTCTAGGCAGCACTACGAATGGAGTAGTAGTTGGAATCGCCATCGTTACATCTGCCACACTGTTTCTATAAAATCATGGCACGTTCTTGGTATGTAAAAAAAGTCGAATGGTGGAAACATTTGAAGTGGCGCAAACGCGACCAGAACAAGAAAGAGCGCCAGCACTCGAAAAAAGAAATCCGCAACAAATGACCGATCTACTCAAACTCACACAGCCGGACCCAGTGGACTGGTGCGAGGCGAACATCCAGCTTGACTACGGCAAGTTCGACGCGGCTAAGCATCCATTGATGAGTGAGCCACTTCGCAGCGCTGCCAACATGCGCGCCGGGATGACTGGCCTGATTGGTTCAGTTCAGCACGTCAAAACGCTGTGCGCTCAGTTGCTTCAATTGTATACGGCGCAGACCACGCCGAGCCGGCAGGCGCATTACGACTTAACTAAGGAAGCGCTCAAAGAGTTTAGCGATGACAAGTTTACGCCGCTCATCAATAACACGCCAGCGATCAAGCGCATCATTAATGACGAGCGCTTTGCGCAGACAACGTATTACACGCAATTCCCATATGGCTTTATCCGGCTGCTTGGCGCTCGCATTCTGGCGCATCGTAATTCCAAGACAATTGAGATGGTCACACTTGATGAGTCGTGGGCATATGAGACTGGCTGGATTGACCAGATCAAAGACCGGCTTTCAAGTTATCCGTGGAGCTGGCGCATGTTCCTGCCGACATCGGGCCAGACTGCTGGCAGTGAGATTGATGTGCTTTGGAAGCGCTCAACGCAAAAGGTCTGGCATGTGCCATGCGATTGCTGCGGCGAAATGATCCCTTACATTTGGACACAGCCAAAACAGAAGGACGGCGATCAACTACCTGGAGGCATGAAATTTGCAAGCGGCGACGATGTGTTGAATGAAGATCAATCAACGGATTACTCAAAGATTAAAGATTCTGTTTATTATGAATGCCAGCTCTGCGCCGGTCAGATGCAGTTTAATCCAACAACTCAGCACCAGCGCAATCAATCGGGCCGCTACATTTCGATGAATCCTAATGGCGACCCAAAGATCGACTTCTATCAATACAATGCCATGGCGCACTTTCCGTGGGATGACTTGGCCTGCCAATATCACGACGCAGTAGCATCCAAGAATCGCGGCGACTTGGAAGCACTTGAGAACTTTGTGCGCAAGCGACTGGCCGAGCCGTGGGATGTGTCGCGCTTTATTGTCTTATCAGACAACGAGAATAGTGAAGGTGATTATCCATCTAGCCAGATATGGAAAGATGCTGAATATACTTTCTGCACCATCGACGTGCAAAAGGATCACTTTTACTATGTCATACGATCATGGTCCAAAGGCGTAGAATCGCGCTTGATCGAAGCGCATAAGGCACTCAGTGATTTGCACATTGTCGAGATGTGCGATAAATATGGCATCTTGCAAAATGGTCTGGATGGCTCAGGAGTGTTTGTGGATGGCAATTACAATACAACTGAAGTGCAACGCATCGCTGCCAAAAATGGATGGATTGTATTACGCGGTCAAAACTGTAAACCATTCCGGCATCCAGATGGCATGCGCAAAATGTATTCCGAGCCAATCCCAGTTGACACATGGCAAGGCACCAACGATGGCGACGGCAAGATGAAATACTGCATCCAGTTCTGGTATGCTGAGAACGAGGCGCGTAGCCGCTTTGCTACACTGCGTGGAATGTCTGAGCCTAAGCGCTTATGGACACACTCAAACAACGCCGGCACGAACTATCTGAATCAACTCAATTCGTGGGCGAGAATAGCCAAGACTAATCCAAAGGATGGCAGCGTGTATTACGATTGGAAACAAACAGCACGCAATGATCACCTTTACGACTGCGAAAAAATGCAACTGGTCGCAGCAGCGATGGCTGGCCTAGTCGGTGTAAGCGAAAAGCCAACTGACGAGAAAGACTAAGACACCAGTATACTTGACACAGACGCGCTTACTAATGCGTGATTTTATCTTTTCAGTATGGTGCCATGTGGGCAAGACATCGGCGGCGACAATTGAAGCCTTAGAGACTTTGGCGGCCAATCAATATACAACTGCCGAGCAGGGCGGCAGATATGTCGTATCGGCATCGGTGCAAGGTAAATCATTTACCTATGAATTACCAGCCGGGCAATCGGGCGCTGACTTTTTAAACATGGTTCGAGAATCATGGCGCATGCTTCAAATTGGCGGTGTTTCTAATGGAGTGATGACAGACGCCGAGTTGCTTGCATACTTAATTGATACCAATGGCGAAGTCACAAACGTCACCGTTGCTAGTTTCACCAGACAGACTGAATATGGCTACTAAACCGATCAAAGCTTTCACTAAGCGCGCCAAGCGTGCTTTTCAATATGCCTTTTGGGGCAATGATAGCGCCTATCCTACTGCATCGACTAGCGCGCAACGTAATGCGCAAGGAGATATGAATGGCGACCTGCTCGACTTGATGAGCCGGCACAAGACACTGTTGCTGCGCAACGATGCTCGCTTTATCTATACCAGCAACAGCACAGTCAGTGGAGCAGTAAAACAAAAGAGCGGCAAAGTGTATGGCGAGTCCTGGCGCTTTCAGTCTCACTCACAAGATGCTGACTTTGTCGCTGCTGTTGAAGCCGACATGGCTGCTATTGACGGGCTGATTGATATTCGCGGTCCGCAATTCTCATTCCGGCGCAATGTCAAAATTGAGTCGAAGTCACTCGACGTCGATGGCGATGTATTTGTATTGCTTACAGAATCAAAGACTGGCTTTCCAAAATTACAATGGCTAGAAGCACATCGCATTTGCAGCGATCCATACAGCAACGAGGACCGCGTAGAAAGCGGCAAGTTCCGTGGATTAAAAATTAAAAGCGGCATCATTTACAATGACTTCGGGGCCGAGGTTGCATATCGAGTCATGGGCGAAGACCGGGAAAGTTTCCGCGATGTATCGGCTCGCGACATGATCCATATCACAGATCCTGATTGGTTCTCACAGGGTAGAGGTGTGCCAGCCATTGCTTCTGGTATGCTCGACTGGTATGATTTGGCAGAAGTCAGAGATTACGAGAAGATCGGCCAGAAAGTTAATGCGGCACTAACTCTTAAAGAATCCAACGATACCGGCAAACGTGATACCGCCACCAGCATTATCAACGGCCAGGCAGGCGCTACTCAGGCGCCATTCCAAACCGAGCTACTCGCAGGCGGCACCATTCGATATCTCAAGAACAGTTCAAAACTTGAAACGCATGAAAGCAATCGACCCAGTGATGGCTTCTTAAAATTTAGCGACAAAATTGAGGCTGGAGCCTTCTACGGCATGGAATGGCGTCGAGAGATGCTTGATAGTTCCGCAGTCGGCGGCGCTGGGGTTCGCGCTTTTCAGCGTGATATCAACGATTCGATTAATGATCGCGTTGAGTGTCTGGCCCGATTCCGCAAACGCATGGCGCTTTACATCATCGCCAAGCGCGCCAAGCAAGGTATTTACACACTGCCGGAAGACTGGACCAAGTGCAGCTTTACCAAGCCGCGTGAGTTTACCGTGGACGATGGCAACGCACGCAAGGCAGACCGCGAAGATTTACGCGCTGGCGTCGCATCTGAATACGACATCCTAGCCAAGCGTGGATATGATCCAATCGAGTTTACTACTCGCCGGGCTGAATACTTAGCGCAGCGCAAACTAATCGCACAAGCCAATGGGCTGGCTGATGCCGAACTTGGCACCGTGCTGATGCCTGGCGATATCCCTTTAGAAATCAAAGACGAAGACACTGAATCAGAAGAATCTCAGTCACTTGACACATAAACCCATATATAACTTATGACTACACAAAATAAATGGTTCGCAATGGACCGCAAAACAGACGCGGAGGGCAATCAATCCACCGAGGCTGAAATATACATTTACGACTCAATCGGCGGATTTGGTATTTCAGCGAATGAGTTCATTGACGAGCTGAAAGGCTTGGGCGATGTCGAAACTATTAATCTACGCATCGCTTCTGGCGGCGGCTCGATTGTTGAAGGCAACACCATATACAACGCACTCAAGCGCCACAGCGCTAAAGTAGTCACACACGTTGACTCGCTCGCAGCATCGATGGCATCCGTCATCGCAATGGCCGGCGACGAGATCCACATGGCAGCCAATGCGCTGTTGATGATCCATAACCCATGGACCATGAGCATGGGCGGCGCCGAGCAACTACGCAAAGATGCCGACTTACTCGATAAGATGGAATCAAACATTCGCACAAGCTATGGCCGCTCAAACCTAAGCGCCGAAGAACTTGACGCAGCAATGGAAGAAGAAACTTATTACACCGCCGAGGAAGCACTTGAAAATGGCTTTATTGATGTAATCAGCGACGCAAACCTTGCAGCAGCTTCGATTGGCGATATGGAATCTCTCAAAGAGTTCAGCGCCATTCCACAAGCTAAGATCGACGGCATCAAGATTGAGTGCCAAGCACGTCAAATTGAAGTGTGCAACGCTCAAATCGAAAAGCTACAAAACGAAATCGATTTGCATGAAGAGCAAGTTGCATTGATTCAAAACGAAATTGTTGATTCAAAAGCAGAAGTTGAATTGCTGAAGACAGAACACATCGACGCACTCGCATTAGCGACCGAGCAAACCGCACAAGCGATTGCAGAAAAGGCCGCAGAACTTCTCGCTGAATCTGGCACACCAGCCATCGAAGATGCCATCGAAGAGGAAACACCCAAAGCGATGACTGAAGATGCATTCTGGAAAGAATACAACGCACTGAAAGACGCACGCGACTTCCAAGGCGCTCAAGAATTTTATGCCGAGCACAAGTCTGTGATCGGTCAATAATCACCCACAATAACACACACATCTAATGGCTAATACAATTGCAGGCGTTAATCTCGCCAAAGTAGCACAGGACAGCTTGCCGGCTTTGACCGACTTGTTCGCTCCTCTCTCTGCACTCTCCACAGACTTCTCCACTGACATCTCTCAGTCCGGCGAATCCATCACCACTCGCATTCCGACTAACGTCACTGCGGGCGACATGACTACTGGTTATCAAACCAACGAGTCTGACGTAGCAATGGTCGCGAAGACTGTTACACTCAATCAGTTCAAAGGATTCACTTATGGATTCACTGACCTGGAGCGCAGCAAGTCTGAAATCGACTTGAATCGCTTGTTCCTTGAGCCAGCAATGGAAGCTGTCGGCGAAGCCGTATTCGGTTACATCTGGGACCTCGTCGTCAATGCTAACTTCGCATCGACTGAAGTCATCACCGCAGCAAACTTCGACCGCGATGATCTGGCCGACTTCAATGCACTGTTGACAAGCGCTAAGACTCTCAAGTCTGGCCGCTCGCTCTTCGCTAACCCAACTTACTATGCAAGCTTGGTGAAGACACTCAACAGCGCTGAAATCCCAGGCATCACTGCTGACAAGGCTGGAGCCATCGTTCCTCGCGTTGCCAACTTCGACACCTACGAGACAACCCTTGCAGACGCAAACGGTGAAAACCTCGCAGCATTCGCATTCCACAAGTCAGCTCTGATCATGGCAGCACGTACAGTCGTTGCTGATGAGATGACTGCTAAGGCAGGCGTCGATGTCGAGACCGTAGTTATCCCAGGTCTTGGTCTTCCAGTTCAGTTCCGCAAATGGTACAGCGCTGACGGCACACTCTACTTCAACGTTAATGTGCTCTTCGGCGCATCCGTAGGAGTTGGCACAGCCGGACACCGTATCACAAGCGCGTAAGCTTATTTTCAAAGCGCCTCGATTCGTCGGGGCGCTTTTTAATCCTTAAATTTAAAACACTATGTTCAAACCATCAGTCACAATCCACCGCTCCGCAAAGGGCGTCGTTAAGGTTTTAGAATGTTCCGAAGATGCTGGTAAGTGCTTAGACGCTTACAAGTCATGCGAGGAGCCAGGCGAGATCGTTTACATCCGCAAGGGCCATACCGACAAACAGAAGAAGGTCATCGGTCAGCCTGCGCCAATTAAGGCGAAAAAAGCTAAGAAGTAAAATTCTACCCAAACAAACCCACGCGGCTCGCTCAATATCGGGCGGGCCGCATTTGTTTACATTATGAGCTTTGACGACGAAATGAAAAAAGGATTTGCCGAGGCAGAAAGCTTTGCTGGCGAATTATTTACAATGAGCAATCATACTGGTGCGTTTCGCGGCGTGTTTCGCGGCGATGATGCACCAACCGACTTCGACAAGCTGCAAGGCTATGAAGTCAAAACGACTAACGCCATGAGCGTATCAAAGTCACTATTTATACGAGGTGCGCCACCAATGATCAATGAGGCGATCACCAAGAGCGACCAGTCACGATACATCATTACCGGCATTGAATCAGTCGATGCCGCTACCTGGGAAATCCTACTGCACAAGCAAGATGGCTAATAACTTCTCAGTTGATTCCACGCTGTTCAAGGCGAAAGCCAAGAAGCTAGTCAAGCAACTGAAGCTGGACGAGCCAACTGTAGTTAGGGAGCAGGCTGGGCTATTGGCACAGCTACTGTCAAAGGTAACACCTCCATTTAAGTCTTTTCCAAAGATGAGTGGCAAGCCGACCTACACTACCGGCGGCGCAATGGGCGTCGGCAAGGCTGCGGTCCGCGCTGGCTTTTATTCGGCTGTAAAGAAAATGGGAACAGTTACAAACTGGACCGACAAAAATATGCGCTCAGCTATTAGAAGCGGGGACACGGCCTATATTCAAAAACGCTTGGAATACATGAAAGGATCGAACAAGCACAATTTGCGCGTCAGCGATTACAGTGACAACTTGAGAAACAAGCAACGCAACAATCGCGGCAGAGTTAATCGCGGCACTCAGCCAATTGTCATGCTTCAAAACAAAGACGTAAACGCCGGACTCAAGAGGGCAATGGACAACGTCGGTATCGCCAAGGCATCGTTCGCGCTCGCTGCGCTGCGATTAGGGCGTCCGAAAGCGCCAGCGTGGATCGCTAAGCACTTTGGCAAAGTAAACACGCCAGTGAGAGTTACACGCAACCCAGCAATAGCAAGATTTACCAGCAACGCCAAAGGCCTAGACGTTACAATGCGCAGACTCAACGCAGTCGAGCGCTTTCGCATGGTCGCGATGGTTAAGAATTTAGAAGCATTGGTTCGCGCTAACGCCAAAAAGGCAGGATTTAAAACCAGATAACTTATGGATCTAACATACTACGACTTTGAGAGCGGGCTAGAGCAGGGCTTCAAAACCCTACTGGCCACAGCCAACATCGAGCTGCGCATCGCAGACGACTATGCCCAGGGCGATTTGCATGATGAGTTCGTCACTCTGGAGATCGACGCAGGTGCGCCAATTAGCGACCGGCATCAAAATAGCAGCGGCGTGTATGATAATTACAGTGGCTCTATAACTATAGAAGTGCAAACACCATTAGCCAGCTCTGATCAGGTCACCATTTCACCTACTCGCGACGAGTATAATGTCACAGGTGCAGGAACCGATGCTGCCAATGGAGTCTATGTGCGTAATGGCAACAGCATTGATGGTCGTCCAGCATACACGCTATATGACTCAGATGAAACAACTCCGCTATTTTATCTTTGGAGCGATACCCTGAACCAATGGTATATTACAGATACACCCACCGATTTTATTCCACCAAACTCTTATTATTCTATATCTAGTATTAGTGCGACACCTCCAGAAACTGGCTGGCTGGTAAATGGTTTTGGCGAAGAGCCAGCTCCAACAGTTAATGCATCAACAATCCCGGCATTTAAAAGCCGCCACTCTCAATTAGTGGCAACTGTCCGCAAAAGCCTCGAAGAGATCGACGCGGCGATTCTAGCTAAACATTGGCCTGGCAATCTATCACCTACCCAAATCATACCAACTGGCACAGAGCGCAGCCACGAAGATCAACACCGAATATCATCACTTTCTTATTCTATCCAATTCCGAATAGCTTGACACATAAACCCTTATTAAACCTACCTAATCACTAAAATATTATGGCATTACCATCTACATCACCCGCTAATTTTCCACAAGGTCTTGACGTTGTTACCATCAATGCTGTGACTTATATCGCAGACTCAATTGACCTCGAATCCGTAACTTCTCGCGGTATCAATCGCACAGACGAATACGGCGACTGGGCAGAGCAACAAACACGCGCTTCTAGCGATCCAATCGAAGGCACTATGACTTTGCAGAAGGCTACAACTGCAACTGCATTTCCAGAAGCCGGTGTCGAGTTTACGCATGACTACGACGCAAGCGGATATACCAGCACACTGCGCGTTCTTAACGTTAAAGCGTCTCGCTCTAAAGACGACGCCGACGTGTTTGAAATTGGCGTTCTTCTAGTATCTCGCGTCGCACCTTAATATGGGCAATCTAATAGACATCACGCTGACCTCTGCGTATCGAATCGGAGGTCAGATAAAGACAATCGGCTCGACCGCAGAAGTAGCGCAGTGCCTGGCAGATGATTTGATTGCACGCAACAAGGCGCACAAGACAAAGGCAAAAAAGAAGACAAAGAAAACCGCAAAAAATGAGTCTACCGAAGCAAACAGCAACAGCGACGGCGGCGAGTAATTACGCGGCAGTCAGGAAATCAATTGAGCGGGCGCGCCTTTCACCTTGGGCGTCCGCTGTTGGCATTTGTATTGGAGAGTTTACTGTCGCGCCACTTTCTTTACGTTCTCTTGCCGATCTTGAATTAGCAGGCAACGCTTTCATCTGCGGAAGCGATCCAATCGAGGGCGACATTGCTGCATACATCTGGCGCCACATGCCAGAGTTTATGCCAAGCGCAGACAGCTCAGACTTTGTTAAGCGCATTGCAAAGGTTAAAGATGTAGAAGGATTGATCAAAGACATATACGCTCATTTAGCATCTTCAATTGAAGAAACACCAGCAGCTTCTAGTTTCGGTGGAACATCTAAAAAGAACAGTATGCCAGCGATTCCATCAATCGCGGCTCTCTGTGATGAATACGGAGCGGCCTACGGTATCGATCCGCAAGAAGTAGCAGATATTGATTTGCGCATAGTTTTTCAATGCTGCCGGGCGCAGCGTATTCGCAACGGCGAGAAATATGCCGAACCTAAACGACTCAGATCAGTAAAATCAGACTTTCTAAAATCACATGGCTAAAACAGAAATACAAGCAAGCGTTGGATTAGACACCACTAAGTTTCAGCGTGGCTTAGCTAAGTCGCAAAAGGGCATCAATAATTTCGCCGCTAATGCGATTAAGAAGTTTGGCGCGATCGCCGGAGCAGCGGGTCTTGGCATGCTTGCGCGTTCAGCGATCGATCTAGGAAGCAAAATTTCAGACATGGCGGTGCAGATGAACATCGGCACAACCGAGTTGCAGGTTCTCGACTTTGCCGCACGCGAGGCTGGAGTTGGCACTGAAATTCTGGCGCGAGCATTGCGCAACGTGCAGCTCAGAACGGAGGAAGCGATTAAAGGCAATAAATCATACGGCGATGCATTTGTGCAATTAGGCATCAACCTAAACGAGTTTAAGAATTTAAAAACAGAGGAAAAAATGGAAGCCATCGCAATCGCTCAATCAAAAGCGACCGATCAGGCTGCGGCCTACAATGCAGTGTCGCGTATCCTGGGTGAGAAAGCCGGACCAGCTTTGCAGGAAGTTCTGCAAAACCTAGCTGGTCCGCAGGGCTATGGTGGACTTGAAGGCGCAGCCAAAAGGGCTGGCGAGGTAATGAGTAAAGATACCATTGCAAAGATGGACCAGGCAGCCGATCAGATTGAAAGCTTTAAACGCAAAATGACTGTTATGGCTGGCGAAGTTTTGGCTGTCGTCATTCCAGCCTTTAAAATGTTCTTCGGTGGACTAGGAGCAGTCAGCGATATGTTTGCAATGCTGACTGGTAAAGCGATGTCCTTCTTTGGATTCTTATCAAGAAGCGTTGGAATTGTAATGCAGCCAGCTATTCAATCCTTCGCCGCACTTGCTCGAGGCGCTGAGGCAGCTAGTCTTGCTATGTCTGGAGATGTTATTGCATCACGCAAGGCAGCCAAAGAATCAGTGGATCTAGCAAAAGGAGCATTTGAAACATTAAAGGATGTGCCAGAAAAAATTGCCGAGAATTGGAAAAGAGCCACCGAAGAGATGGAAATAGACTCTGCTGCATTTGAGAAATCAACAATAGAGCGCGCAGGGAAAATGAAAGATGCATGGGCAGATCTTAGAGGTGAGAAAGCTAAAGCTACGGAAGACAGTGGCGGTGGTGGTGGCGGTGGTGGTGGCGGTGGCGCTGCGACTGGCGGCCCCGGCACAGATGCTTATTTTAATAGTTTAAGTAAGGAAGGTAAGGAGAATTTCTTGAAAGCAAAAGCACGTCAAAATCCTGGTGTTTTAGATAATTCTACAGCTGGAACCAATGCCGATTTAGCAACCGCAGCCCTAGGCGGACCAAGCACAGAAACGGGAAACGCTACTGCATCAGCATCAATGAATTACGCCAAGCTGTCTTCCGACTCACTCAAAGTAATCGAAACAGAACTGACCCGCACCTCTTAACTTATGGCCACACCTACCACAGCACTTGCAAACGTCCGCGCAGTTAAATCGTGGATGGACAAACCGTTTACCGATTTTAACGATACAGCCACTACCGTGTATGGTTTCGAGTGCGTCTGCTCGCAGGATGCCTATGAGGCCAACAAGCTTACCTATGGCACCAAGTTATCTAGCGCAGTCAGTGCCGGGCTGATCGAGATCATCTACACCGACTTGCAAGCACGATGGGTCGGCGACTCAAACTTCAGCTATCATGACGGCGGCTACATAAGATTTTTGCGCAAATTCGCACGCGTGCCAGTTCCACACGTTGACTACTCTACCACGGTGATTACACGACCACCAACATTTGGCAGAACCCGTGAGCTTATCACGACAGTAACAACAAATCCAGACGACACGACAACTACAGAAACCAGTTATGGTCCCGAAGTTGAATACGTCAGAAGTCCTGCTCGATCAATTGTAGTTCGATCCAAACTAGAATATCAATATTCTACAAACCCAGCGCTGTTATCTGTGTTTACTGAGAGGTCCTTTTCGATTGTTCAAAACGATGGATTCTCAACGGTTCAACGATCTGGCAATCCTGATGTATATGAGTCCACCCAGATCACTCGCTGGATGGGTGATATATATCAAGCTGTCACAGCCGTTGCTTACTAATGAGCTTTCAACAAATCAAGATCCCAGAGGAGCCGAGCTATCAACAGCTGCAAGAGTTACAGTATGAGGTGACCAATCGCATGAATGTTTATTTATTAATGATAGCGAAAGAAGTATCAGACACGGACGTGGCTGAGTTTGTCTTTGCTGGATCAAATGCTATTCTCTCAATGCCAAGTTTAGATGATGTCATAGTCGAAATTCAAAGACTCAGAAAAATAATCAGTTAAACCTTTAGATATGTCTATCCCACAATTAAAGAATCCCAAGAAGCTATCTTATAATGATTTAAGAGTTCAAGTTAGCGAGTTGGCGCGGCGGATGAATATCTTGACCGAGATGACTGTGAATACTATTGATGCTAACGCTAATCCTAATTTCACTTTCACTGATCGTCGCGCTATTCTTGACTTGCCGTCTGTAGGTGAAGTACTGATGCAAGTCCAAGAATTAGAAGAGCTATTTGCAGACAAGTTAGAGTTATGCGAGGCTGAAAAATTAGTACTTGATGAGCAAATCTTAGTACTTGATGAGCAAAAATTAATACTTGATGAGCAAATCTTAATACTTGATGAGCAAATCTTAATACTTGATGAGCAAATCTTAATACTTGATGAGCAAATCTTAATACTTGATGAGCAAATCTTAATACTTAATGAGCAAATCTTAATACTTAATGAGCAAATCTTATCACTTGAGGCTGAAATCTTAATACTTGAGGCGGCGCTAGCAGCAGCCTATACCACCATTGACTGCTTGGAGGATATTATCACGCCAGAAGAATTAAATGGCGTTGGCGCTTGGAGTCACGCCGTAGAGACTTCTGTGACAGTGCAACAAGCCTGCAGTTATACTGCTACCAGTAACATTAGCATTAAATTTATTGAGATGGACGGGGTGAATGCAAAGCTTCAATTTTATAGGACAAATAACGATT